CCCGTAGAGAAAATCGTGGAGGTCACGAAAGAAGTTCCGGTCATCCGGGATGTCAAGGTGTCTACGCCAGCATCAAATCCGAACATGGCTGCGGAGCTGGCCGCAGCGAAAGCCAAGTGTGAAATGCTCCAGACCATGTACGAGAGCCTGCTGAATCGGGTTCTGGCTGGAAAGGCAGGCTGATGGTATGCGAGCATCTGATATGGTACGCGCAGCCCTTGCTGGAGCAGGGAAGACCCAGAAAGAGTTGGCCGAACACATGGGCTGGACCCCGCAGAACCTCAGCGGGCGGCTGAAGAACAACTCGCTCACCTTCGATGAGCTGTCAAAGGCTCTGCATTTTGCTGGTTATGAGGTCTCCATGAGTGATGCCAACGGTGCGGGCCTCCCGGAGCTGGGCAACAGCACCAGCCCTGCTGTGGCGCAGACCGTAGACGGCGTTCGATATGACACCCGGAAGGCGGAATCGCTTTGCTCGAATAAGGTCGTGATGTTCGAGGACTTCTATGTAGAGCTGTTCGAGGATGCCGCCGGAAACTACTTCACCGTCCTCTACCAGCTTTCTGGATGCCAGCATCATACCATCACCCCGGTAAGCGCCCGTGCTGCCCAGCAGTTCTTAGAGAGGTTCGGGAGCAGAGCATAACTGCTGGCTAAAGTTCCTTCGGTATACGGTAAATTTTTTTGTGAAATCTTCAGTATAAGTTTGACTTACCAAACCGGTAAGTTAGAATGAAGATACAGAAAACAACTTACCAAAACACGGAGGATTTAGAAATGCTGAAGGTGAAAGAATACAGCAGCTTCGAGGCTTTCGAGCAGGACGAACACCGGCAGGACGTCGATCTGGTTGCCATCGTGAACAAGCCGAACGGCATGGTTTGCGCCGACCTCATCACCGACTGCAAGATGTGGCAGACCGCGGTGAGCCGCTTCTTCAAGGCGCTGGCCGGGGATGAGCGCTTTGATGGCTGGCAGGAAACCATCACGGAGTGCATCAAGGAAGGCTTCTGGCAGGACAAGGCACTGACCGATGGCAAGTACACCGGCGGCTACTTCTGGGAGGTTGAAGACCTCGATGGCCGGTTCTACATCTGCCTGAATGTTGTCAGAAAGGAGGTTGCCTGATATGACGGTTCTGGACCACATGAAAGCCGCCGGGTATGACCCGAACGCGGCACGCAATGCGGATGATCTGCGGCGTATGGGAGCCGGTACGATGGAATGCGAGAGCATCCAGCTCCGCACGTTCCGCTGCCGTCCCTACCAGTACGAGGGCGAGATGTTGGCCGTAGAGGCCACCGCAATGGTTCCCTTTACGGATGGTACGCAGCGGCCCTACCCGGACGGATGGCCGAGCAGCATCAAGGCAAGCGCAATGGCTTTTTTCAGGATTAAGGAGGATGAGTGATATGGCAAAGCGGATGATGAAGCTCACCGCTGAGGAAGTCCGGGCGAACATCCCGTACGACCTCATCTGCATGGTTCGCTACGGCTGCACTTGGAGCAGCGGTCGCCGCCGCAGGGCATGGCTGAACGACTTCAGCGAATCGGAGCGGGAGGCCGCAGGGCGGCTGTTCCGCATGGCTCACAACTGGACGGTCGGCCGGGGCGTTCCCGATACCGTGCAGATGAGCCGGAAGACGTTCCACCTGTGGCAGAAGCTCGGCGACTTCTGCGCGTCCATCTGAAAGGGGAAGCATCCTCATGGAGAACGACGCTACTAAAACCATTCTTCCATCGAAGGAAGCACTCAACGAGTTCTTGAAGGCACACAAGTACAAGTCTTTCCCGACTGCCGTTGAGGCGGCACGGAACGGCAAGAAACTTGTCTTCATCTTTCTCGACTGGGAAGCTTACGGCGACCGCAGCTACTACTACTGCAAGGAAGATGATACCGTTTACTCCGACTACCTCAGTATCGGAGATTAAGGAGGAATTTGCTATGACCGTTGAGTATCGCACCATCCGTGATGCTGCTGAAGCGTGGGTCCGCGAAATGAATGCCATCCCGCAGGGGATGATTGAGAAGCTGATGGGCATGAACCCCGATGACTGGACCGAAATCACCAAGCCTGCTGCCGGTGACACCGTATACGTTTATGATCTGCCCGATGAGGTTGACAGCCTTGAGCATTGCGGCACCATCAAGAGCTATAACGAGGAGAGCGACCTGTACTGCATTGAACTGTATGATGGCAAGCTCGTTTCCGCCGAGGAAGATGACTTTGATGTTGAACGGGACGACGTTCTTCCGATGTGGGGAACGATGTGGTCGTTCGGCGATAATGTTGATGACTGGTGGCTGGAGAAGAATGGCGGGCTTCAGGCGATGTCCAACTGCGGGTTCCGCATCTATGAGTCCGAGGAGTTCGGCTACTTCTTCGGCATCGACGGAGCCGGATACGATTTTTACGAATCGCACTGGGAACCGCTCTATAAGGCTCGCGGTCTCCAGTGGCATGACCCGATGGCCGAGGAGGAACGCCAGATGCTCCACAAGGGCTATACCAAGCGGTCGCTCGGCAACAAGTGGGTCTGGTGTGACAAGAACGGCGCGGCGGTCAAGGAGGTGGGTTTCAGTGTACAAAATCAGAGGTAAATATCCCGGCCAGCCGTGGGAGGACATCGACGAGTTCGACACCCGGCCCGAAGCTCTGAAGATGCTTGCCGAGTACCGCATGGCCTATGGGCCGGGATGGCGGTTCACCATCAAAAAGGCGGTGGCAAAATGAGCAGATATGAGCAGCTTTCCATGTTCACCATGAACGTGGAGCAGGTAGCCGCCACCTGCTGTATGGATGGATGCCCGGCGCGGGCCAGTCCGGTGGAGCCGTGGATGGCGGCGCTCATCCCAGCCGGAGAATATGTGGTGCAGATTGCTGGGCATCCGCTGGTTCTGCGGCCCATGCCCGGCAAACAGGCCGACATCCAGCGTGGGCATGAATACTACCACTACATGATCGGCGGGCGGCTTTATGCCGGCACATTCGTTGGGAGGGATTCTGGATGATGGACAAAATCGTGGTCACAGCGGCGGACATCGAAAAGCTCCTTGCATGGCGGGATGAGCACAACGATCTGGTTCGTTCGATGCTGGTTCCCCTGCGAGAAGTGGAAATCCAGATTGTCGAGAGCGGCATCTCTATCAAGTGCTTCCGCTCTGACAAGAAGCTGAAGCTCTACCTCGACAGCCCGGCCCGGAAGCTCGGCCATGTTGTCTTTGCTCCGCTGGGCAATGGCCTGTGGAAGAAGAAAGTGAGTACGCTCCCTGCGGACTGCAACCCCGCCGAAACCGAACAGGGCGCTTTGACCGTGTACGGCTCCCTGATGGCGCTGATGACGTATGGAACGGGCAGCATCCGTGGTGGCGTGGCTACCACAACCTCGAAGGCTCCTGCTGAACGTAAAAGCTCCACAAAGCCGCATACGGCAAGCACCACATACATCATTCGCTCGGCCGGAAAACAGCTTACAGTGATTCCCAGAGGCCACCATGCAAGCCCGGCCTGCTCCTTTACCGTAAGAGGCCACTTCCGCCACTACAAGAGCGGCAAGACGGTTTGGATTGCGGAGTACCGAAAGGGGACTGGCCGCAGCCGGGGAAAGACCTACAAGATTGGAGGTGATCTGGATGGCCGAGAAGTCCGAATGGCAGTTCCTCGTCGATTACGTCAAGGATGACACGACAGATTTCTACAATGCTACCTGTCGCAGTCAACTCATGGCCCTGTGGACCGCGTACTGTATGCACAATGACCTGTGCGTTGATACGAAGATGTACGATGCAACGCTTTTTGATTTGTGGCTTGCCGTTTCACTTGAGCGGCGACGTGCCTTGCGCATCTTCCGCTTCAGCGAGTTCGATAGTTGGATGAGCCAGTGGCTCGTATAAGAAAGGAGTTTTTATATGCTTATGTTTTCAAAAAATGTTCCTTATATTGCTCAGGCCGGGCTGCTCCTCTCGCTTGGCGCCGACAGTCACGCAAAGAAACTCATCAATGACGCGCTTGCCGAAATGACCGACGGCATTTGCGAATTTGCACAGGGCTATATGCGTGCTGATTTGCAGCTTGTTGTTGCAGCTCTGAAGGCCACAGTTGACGCGCTGGAAGCAGTTCTCAATGACGATGATAAAGCCTTCGCCGATGATGTGTACCATGGCATGAATATTGCATCTATCGACGTTTCCGCATTTGTGAGTCAGGCAAAGGAAGGTGATAGAAATGACCAATGAACGCGCAGCCGAAATCCTCAACCCCACCCATTATGAGGACTACGACAGCCTCGAAACCGTGCAGGAAGCCTGCCGGATGGGCATGGTGGCCCTGAAGATGCAGATTCCTGAAGTGCCGCTGGCTCCCGGCGCTATTTTTGACTTCACCTGCCCGCACTGCGGGAGCAGGGACTACCTGAAGAACGAGGATGGAAACCGCAACAAGTTCTGCGGCCAGTGCGGCAAAGCGCTGGACTGGGAGGAGGTTTAAGCCATGAAGAACGATGCCGTGTTCAATCTTCTGCCGGAAGAAGAACTGCTTGCCCAGCTTGCAGAGGAGTGTTCCGAAGCTGCCAAAGCGGCCCTGAAACTCCGCCGCGCCCGCGACGGCGTGAATCCCACGCCGGTGTCCGAGGAGGAAGCCTTCGGCAACCTTGTCGAGGAGCTTGCCGACATCTACCTTTGCTCCATCGTACTGTTCGGCGGTGAGCTGGACGATGATGACCCCTGCAATATGTGCGATGATGTCGGGGATAACATGGTCGAGATCATGGAGCAGAAGCTCGCACGCTGGAAGTACCGCTTGATGAAGAAGGAGGCACCCAATGTCCCTGAAGAATAAAGCCGTCCTCATCAGCATCCGCCCTGAGTGGTGCGACCTCATCGTGCGGGGCAAGAAAACCATTGAGGTGCGCAAGACCCGTCCGAAACTGGAAACGCCGTTCAAGGTGTACATCTACTGCACAAAAGCCCCGCAGCACCTCATCACCATTTTCAAGGATGGCGAAGAAACGATGGACGGCGAAATCCACCACGGGAAACCTGAGTTCTTAAAGTGTGATAAGTACCTGCCAGACAGCATTCGTGATAAGACCCAGATGGTTATTGGGGAGTTCACCTGCGACGATATTGATAGAATTACGCCGCTGACAAGCTCTATTCCGGGAAATCTCGAAGAAAGGATTTTGGGAAGTTGCCTTACAGCGCAGCAGGTAGAGGCCTACGCAGGATGGAAGGGTTGGATGCGTTTGGCTGACTGCCACGATGCGTACTGCTGGCACATTTCTGGTCTGAGAGTTTACAAGAAGCCGAAAAGCCTTTTTGACTTTCACCGCGCCGTTGATGAAGATGAGCTTTGGTGTGAAAAATGTGCTGTTGGAGGAAAGAAAAGCACAAGCTGCGGGTTTTGCTATGGATTGGACGGGCTTAGAATCCGCCGTCCGCCCCAGAGCTGGTGCTATGTTGCTGAGAATGAGGAGAATGTATGATGTGGGCTGAAATGTCCGAAACCGCCGAATGGCTAGCTGTTGGAGCTGCGGTTGTCACGGCCATTATCGTAACCGGGCAGACATATCCGCTGCTTTTCTTGCTGATTCCTGCTCTCTACTGAAGGAGGGTGCAAACGTGGATGTAAAAGCATGGGTCTTTTTAGAACTGTGTTCTGTCTTTCTGCAACTGGTTTTCTTCATCCCTTTCTATCTGATTTGGCGGAAAGATTGCAAGGAGATTGGAAAAGAGAATCTTGCCGTTTCCTTGAAAGATAGATTCATAGCGTGGTGCTTATGGTTTCCGTTTTGGCTTTTTCCGATTTTGATTCTTGATAGCTGATAGGTACAAACGATGGACATAAAGAATAGTGAACACTACAATGACCCGACGCCGTATGAGGCACACAAGAACATCCGCAAGGAGGAGCAGCTTGAAGCTGCTCGAATGCGCACCATTAGCGCGTTGGTCAGC